TCAGCACATGGTTTTGGTTCAAAATTTAGATACGCGCGAGAATTGTTGAGTGAGACGCCAACACGTGCTGCGTTGAAGATTGCGTTGCGTTCAGCATGTTCGACCCAGTGATACTTTTCTGGACGCCTCCAACGATCTTTCCAATCTTCTTCAATGCCTCTTGGAAAACCATTGAATCCAGTCGACAAGATGACGTTATCATCGTTGACGATTACACACCCCACCTTTGTCGACGGATCCTTGCTCTTTTGAGAGATTAGAGCAGCCTGTAAGATAAACAATTCATCCCACGATAGTTCATCACGAATCATACTATAGTTATCTCAATAATTACTTAATTGAAATCTTACGAGGCTTTTGCTCCTCAGGAATGACATTCTCTAATTCAATAGTTAGAATGCCATCTGCCATCGTAGCATCACGCACGACTACTGTGTCAGAAAGAACAAACTGGCGCGCGAATCCACGACCAGCAATTCCCTTAACAAGATACTCGCGTTCATCTTTATCAGCGTGTTTGCCTGTAACCTTTAGAGAATTCTTTTCGGCTACAATTTCAATCTCTTCCTGCTTGTAACCTGCAACTGCAAGTTCGATGGCGAAATTATATTCGTCCTTCTTGATTACATTTACAGGTGGGAACGCACTAGGATTAGAGTTTAGAATATGCGTGGCGTTGTCGAGAGCAGTAAAGAAATTCTCGAAGCCGAGCGCAGTAGGCAAATAGCGATCATAATTAAAGACTGATGTTGACGTAAGTGTCATTTTTGTACTCCTTTAATAAGCAAGTTTATAGTTGTGGACCCCATATGGGCATCCATCATTATTTATACGCCAGTTGAACCAAATCCGCCAGATCGCTCAGAGTGCCTATCAGGTGGCTGTGTTAAAACAATAAATTCTACTTTCTCATTACTGACTACCTCAGCCTGAGCAATTCGTTCTCCTTTCTTAAGAACTTGTCCCATTTGAGAAATATTTGTCAGGAGCACATAAACTTGCTCTTGGTAATCAACATCTACAATACCTTCTGCGTTAGCCAGTACCAGACCTCTCTTAAGAGATAAACCAGATCTTGGGTGTAGTCTTATGCTATACGTCTGCAACGAAGGCAACGTCGACTGAGCCATAATGTCTGCGAAGTTTTCTATTGTGACTCTTCTTTCAATTTTAAAGATCAAGCCTGTAGGAATTAACAGGCGATCTCCTGGATAAATCGAGATCTCTCCGAAGTTGTTTATCTTCTGAGTAATTGGATTGTTATACTTATCATAACCAGTTACTTGATCAGTAGTAGGCTGGAAAGAAAGGTCAAAACAATTAGAGAGCGAAGTGCCATAAATCGGCATTTCAAAATCATCATGAAGTCGATATATGTTTAATGTAATCATAGATTGATTGCGTATTTAAATACTTGGTTGTCGTGTTTATATTTGGCAACTTTACCATCAATAATATCAAAGATAAAACAGCCACAATTCCATGGATCTCGAAAATCGCCTTTTCCAAACACATCAGCGACTGCACGTTGAATTGGTTCATGCCAAGTGTAATCGTGTCCAGAAAACACGCTGTTAGGTTTCATTTTTGGCAACCATGCAAGAATATCTCTTTTACATCCTTCATAACTGTGATCGCCATCGATGAAAACAAAATCAATAGAACCATCTTCATAGTCGGCTGCTGCCGTTGAAGAGTCTTTGCGAATTGGATTGATTACATGACGAACAGGGGCGATGTTCTCAAGAAATTTATTCATGAGTTCTTCGCCGACAAGATCCTGACCATCGCCGAGATAAGGAGTTTCACTCCAAATGTCAATACAATCGAACTTAATATTTTTGCCAGAGTTGATAATCTCTACAGCCATAAATGATGCTGACATGCCCTTCCAACTACCCAGTTCAACAAAATGACTGCCTGTATCAAATCTCTTTACTATTTCCGCATATAAGGCTGGATAGGTAAACCAATTCTCACCCATGTGAGGCTGATTCCAAAAATGATCCATAAATTACACCTCTTTCTTTTTCTTTCCAATCGTATATTTCGAAACTAATTGCCAATCTGCTTTATCTTTAAATGGGAGAATCTTAATTTGAGACAATGGAGCAACATTATCCTTTGTCTTTACTGGGTCAACGAGTTTTACAAGACCCCATTCAGCCATTAAATTAGCAATAGTATTGCGACGCTGCATATCGTTGTCGCTCATATTACTTGGCTTACCATCGAGTTCAAAGAGTTCTTTGAAGTGAACGATGTAATACTTACCTTGTTTATGTAGGATATGGCAAGACTGATAGAGAATGTTGTCTTTCTTTGCAGCAACACCAATGCGAGTAAGAGTCTCACGCACTTTTAGGAAGTCATCTTGCTTTTCTAATGTGACCTCTACGAGTTTGTCGACCATGTTCAATCATCCTTTATATAATTCTTTTTTGATAATCGCGATCTGGTCGTCAGAAAGAATCTTTAAGGCTTCATATGCTTTAGCATCAGAATAACCATAATATTCTTTAATCACATCCAAATCAACGCTCTTCGCCTTCTTGTACCATTTGCTATATGGACGCTTGGAGGCTCTTACAATATTTAGTAAAAAATCATATTTAAGTTTATTGTCCAGATTAGGATAGCGGTTCATTTCGTTCGCTATTAATGCCGTGTCTCTGTGAAAAGACAATGCGCGATTAACCATAAAACTGGAGTATGACTTCTCGTCCTGCTCATTTAGCAGAGCATATTCTTTCGTCTGTAGAATAGACGGAATTATTTCTTTGAATAAATCAGCCATGAAAAAACTCTAACAAGTTATTTGGTTCTTGTGTTTCAGGGTTCCAAACATATACAGCATGTAATTTGTGTCTTCTTTTAGCCAATTGTAATCTGTTAATCGATACTGTAGAATCTTCAGTTGGAGGGTGTGTTGTTACTATGATAAATTTATAATCTTGCGTAGGGGCATTTGTTTCCTTCCAATCTATAAATTCAGACGCTTCTGCTACTACATCTAAACAAGTATCTCTTCTACTTAATCCATCTCCCCCTTTACAGTCTGCAACATATATTGTTCCTTCGTGTTCAAACATGTGTTCTACTCTAGAACCAATCACAGTATTTTTAAATTGACCAATATAGATTGCACCAGGAAATAATTCTTGCAATCCAGTTTCTTTAAACTGTTTTTCGTAGAGAGAACCTATACTAGCATTCTCTGCGTTTGCGATGGTGTTTTTATGGTTCTTATCCATTGAACTTGCACTCCACCATAAGTTCAGTCAAACACGCAGTAAGATTCAGTTCCTGATCAGCAACAAATGCTGACTGATATTGATACTTGGCTAGGATGATAACTGCATTCGGAATCGTAGACTTATCCATAATGTCATAAAGACTGTTATAGATCTTACGATACAACACCGCAGGATCATCTGTACCATTGTCAGCAACCCACTTACGCATCGCACTGAAGTTTTGATCTCGCAGCGCAATCACAAGTTCACCAATAGATACATCAGCAAGATTGGTCAAAATACCTGCGTCGATCTTGTTGCTAACTGAATAACGCTGTAGTTCATTTAGAACTCGACGATAGTCAGGAAAGTATTTTTTAACAACTTCAGCAAGAATCGCAGTCTCAAACGGCACCTTTTCTGCCTTAAGAATCTCAGCAGCACGCTTCATAAATGCTGCTGCCATCTTTGGCTTTTCTTCCTTGCGGAGTTTAAACTCAATCACTGCGCATCGTGAGTGTAAAGGCTCAATGATACGGTTCTTGAAATTACAAGTCATGATGAAAGTGCAGTTATGCGCAAACTCTTCCATCGCAGCACGCATCGCTGGCTGAGTTGAGTTTGGATTCAGATAATCTGCTTCGTCGATGATGATAACTTTTTTGCTACCAGTCAAAGACATAGAACTCGCATAGTTCTTAATTTTCATTCTGAATGTGTCAATGCCTGACTCATCAGAGCCGTTGATCATCAAATAGTCACAGCCAATTTCTTCACACATTGCCTTGGCGACCGTAGTCTTACCAACGCCAGCGGTTCCGCAGAGAAGGAGATGAGGAATCTCCTTGCGATCTACATAGGATTGAAAGGTGCTTTTGTATTCGTCAGGAAGAATACACTCCGCAATAGTTTTCGGTCGATACTTTTCGACCCACAATGCATCCATCATAATAAAACCTCATAACAATTATTCAGTGACTATTTTACGCCACTTACCATTTGTTTTCAAATATAATTCGCCATCAGGACCAGCAGTCATAGAAACACTTACTGTTTTTAATTTTTTTTCTGGTGCAGTTGTTCCGATACCTAAAGTGTAGTCGGAAGAAAGTCTCATTTTTTCTTTACCATACAGTTGATTAATAGTAAGTGAAGAATAACCGAGATCTTCAATTTGTTTTACTGCATCAGTTTTTCTACCTGAAGCAACTAAAGATGCAGCAGTAACAGCACCACCTGCTGCAGCGGCTGTACTCAGACCAAGGAATTTAAAGAATTTTCTTCGTTCCATAATATAAACTCCACAAAGAGAAGATGGGGTGGGGACGGTGAGTTCCCACGGCGAGCAGTCTGGCGGATAGTGCCGTCAATCTAGAGTATTGCACCCCAATAGACTTATTTAGCCACGTTTTCGTAAATGGTTTGGAAGTCGCTCTGCTCTGCAACTTCTTCCTCATAGTTACGCTTGTGGTAAACTTTCGCCAGTTTACGAGACAACTTCTTGGGGATCTCACATTCATCTTGCATCTTCTGAAGAATCTCTTTGATAAGATCTCGCTCAGCCTCGATGCGAGTGAGTGAGTTTGAGATTTCTTGAAGGCATCCCAAAACCTTTACTTTATCAAGTGCCATTATTCTTCTCCGAAGGTAGAGTTAGCAGCCTCAATCGCGATGAAGTATTTGATGCTTGCGTTCTTATTAGAGAAGCAAGCCATACCACGACGAGAAACCTCAACATCGTAGGAACCGTCCATCATCTTGAAATTTTCAACTTTCATGACTACGCGGAAGGCTTTATCGCTAACACCAATTTCAATCTTAGATTGATCAGAAGAATCATCCTTCACGTCAGTTGCGATGAAATAGATCTTCTCACCATCTGACTCAAACACAAAGTTCGGTGAGCCAGAAATACCTGCGCTCTTACGCATCCACTCAAGATCTTCTTGCGTCAGCGCGAAAGAACAGTCAACACTACCGAGAGTAATCTGCTTTTCTGGTGGTGTTACAATAACCTTGGCAGTGCAATACTTGATATAATCGGAACGCTTCTTGTCTTGCGTTGCAATCACAACACGGTCATCGCTGAAGTCCAACTCTGCATCTTTGTACAGAGAGATCTTAGCAAGAAGTT